TGTATGGGTATCTACTGAATAGTATTGAAGTACAGGTTGTACTGCTTTTGTTTGATTAAATTCAATAGCATCTTCCCATTTAACTATAAACCCATCATTGGCAAATGAACCGCTTCTCCAACTATTTACAAAATTTGTAACATTTACATTTAAATCCTTATCAGAACGATACGTAAAAGTTTGACTAGCAGAAGGTGAAATATACCAGTTACCACCCCCAATATTTGATCCTGAATATGAAGCTGTAACCCCAGCCGTAAATCCGCTACCAGTCCAAGCAATAGCACCACCACCTACACCCGCATAAGTTCTCCATTTCCAACTTGTACCATCAGTTGAAGGAGGATTATCTAGATATTTCCCAGTACCCATACCCCATGCTCCTGAAACCGGATACACATAAGCTTCATAATCAACGTTAATACTTTGAGCAGTAGCTATAAATAGTTTTAAATTAGAAGCCCACTTAGAATTTTTAATATAAGTTGAAAAAATATCATTTATAGCTCCTTGATTAAATTTAATTAAAGCTCTTGAAACTTGAGCACTAGTATTAGATGCTAAATTTAAATTAGATAAATCTAATATTTCATCAATGCCAGTATTCATCTGTGGAAATAGAGAATATATAGCAGCGTCTTTTTCTGGGAAAATTTTATATACAGCCATTGTTTTATAAATTTACTACTCTACCCTGAATATCAGTATTAAGATATTTTACTTCAAAAATCATAGGATCAAGTGAAGGATAAACTACGTTATTAATTGTAGCTCCTGGAATATCATAAGCGAACTGGGAGTATCCTAAAGATGTTCCTACTTTATTTGATATTGTAATATTTTTAACAGTTTGTACTCCTTCAACTTCATCTAGAATAACATACAAATCTCTTAAAATAATAGGCTCATTAATCTGCCAGTTTTTAATAGCAAAAAAATCTTGCATTGCTACAATACATCTAGTTAGTACTTCATTTGAATTAAAGTTTGGGAGTACTATAATATCAAAATTAACTCCAATATTAATAATAAAAGCGTCTTTAATATTAATTGAATCATTCACCATTCTATATTGTGAAAGGTAAGTAGATAAATTTTGTTTAAGTGCTAAAGAAGCTATTTGTAATTTACTATTAATATCAAAAGAAAGAATATATAGATCAAGTATAGAAGCTGCGGCTCCTGAAGCTACAGATTGTGCCTTAGTTGGTTCAATATAAGCTTTAGCTATTACTCCAAATTTAGCAGGTAAAGAAAGTGCTCTTACTAAATAATCATCTTGGGTCACATTACGTAATTGAGTTGCAAAATTAGCTGACGCGTTTTGTCTGAGTTCTTCTGTTGTATCCCCGTCTCCACCACCATCAGCTGCTGCTAGATTATTTATAGCTAAAGAGTTAAATATAATATTAGCTGTACTAGTATTTAAATTATTATTTAAAAATTGTACATTACCACTATTAATTGAAGTAATTGTATTAGCAGGTACGTTTGCACTAACCCCACCACCTGTTAAATATCTCACTGTTAAAGTGGTATTTGACGGGGCTATACCATAGGTTTTAGTAAATATAAAGTTAGAAGGAGCAAACGCCGTTGTAAGCTTATCTACCTCAAATGGTAAACCTAAACCAACATTATCAGGGTTTGGTAAAATCTCTTCATCAGTATCAGCTGAGGTTCCTGCTCCAAATTGTAGTTGAAGAGTAGTACTATTTAAAAAACGAGAAACAAATCTCCTTTGTACTCCCTTTAACTGTAAAAGATAAGGTGTATCTCCTTGATATTGTGATAGATTAGGGTCGTTTTCATTAGTATTTTTAATAGAATCAAATACTGTATCTTGAGCTAAATAATCTACTTCATACCAAGTATTACCATCTGAATCTGTTATATCTAATATACCTACGATGTTAGGGGAACTAATTTCAACAGTAGCAAATTGTTGTGGAACCCCAAAATTAAAAGTAGTAATATTAATTGTAGAAGAAATTGCTTTACGAACTTTTCTTAATAAGAAATAATCTACTACTGTCCCACCACTTGAAACTTGATACACAGTAACTTCTGTAGGATCCCCAGAAGAAGAAACACTAAAATCTACTGGGTCTTCTATAATAAATGTTGTATTACTAGGGTCTGTAGAAGATACAGTTGTATTAGCAGGAACAAATAAAGCATAACTAAAATCAGGTGATTGAGAACCTGGGGAGCCTATAGCTGGGACTTGTTGATAAAAGCTTAAGTCTACTGTTGCAACCTGTGTTACATTTGGTTTGTAACCAAACATGTAAGCTAACTCATATAAGTTATTTGTTTGACGAGCGTATTGTAAGTACGTTTCCTGAATTTGATTATCTAAATAGAAAGACATAACATCACCTACATAAGCTGCCATTTCCATAAACATCATACCAGGTGATGATGGGCTAAAGTCATTATAGGTCGTAGGGAAATATGTACGAGCGTAGTTAACTAAACTTGCTCTTAACTCGGTAAAATCCTTGTTTATATATTGTATGTTACGTCTTACAGCCATTAGTTGAATGCTATTTGAATTTCGTCTGATATAGTAGTATCTATAACATTATAAGTTAAAGATACGGTTATAGTATTAAAGTCTGGGTCTTGGAATATGTCTAGACTGCCTACTCTAACATTAGGAAAAAAACGAGTTAATTGTGATTGAATATTTTCTTTAAGACCATCTAAATTACCAGTAGTAATTTGTTCAAAAATAAAAGCTCTTAAACCTGAACCAAATGTAGGGGTAAGATATCTTTCTGGGGGATTAGTTAGAAAAAAATTTAGTAAGTTATTTCTAACTGCATCTTTTGTAGTATAGGTAGAATAAAAAACACCAGGAGCATCAAAAGGGATAGCTACACCAACAGCCGTTCCTGGCTTAGTATCAATTGGAAATATCTTTTGTGCTCCGAATGCCATTTTATTTCTTTCCCATTAATCCCATAATCATGTCTAAACCGACATTACCCTCAGGTAATTTTGATCCATCTCCTGAGGTATTCATACCAGGGGTTATTTGTAGAGTATTAGCAGTTACACCCATTCCTCTAGCATCAGCTGAGTTGAATGAAAGAGTATCTTGTCCTCTTCTCATGTCACCCATAATACTTTCCATCATGGCTCTCTTTTCAGTTGCTGATGTAGTACTTGGTTGTGGAACAATAGGAGAATTAGTTAACCCAAACCCAACTCCTCCTACAGGAGCTTCCATTACTGGTAGTTTAGGCGCACGGACTGCTTCCAAAAGGATATCTTTTAGTTCCTCTTGGATAGCTTCTCTAACTGCTTCTTTGATAAATGATTTTAATTCGCTAGGTTTCATCTGTTATAAATATTAAAATTAAAAAGATTTTAAATTATCTCTGTCAATTATTAGCTTAAGTTCATCGATTAATGTTTGTATGTTTGTTGTAAACGATAAAGGGGTTTCTAATAGTGGAATACCCCCTTGATTTAAAGCTATAGCTTTTAAACGATTGACAGTAGGGCTAAAAGGTACTTCTTCTATTTGAAATATAAACCCTTGATAAGTTGAATCATCTATAGATTGAGTACTATCAGTTGCAATTTTTACCAAATTATCAGCTACTGATGTTAATTGAGATTTTTGGCTTTCATTTAAACAAGGTAATAACAGAGCATCTAAACTATTTAAAACTTGGATTATATTTTTTATAAAAGAAGAAACTATAGCTAAAGATATATTTAAAGTATCTAATCCACTTTTTATTTTAGATAATTTAGATTCTCCTAAAGAATCAAATGTTAATTTATCTGATAAATCTCCTAAATCACTTAACAAAGCAGGAATTGCTCCGGGGAGACCAAAAGGGATTGCTTTAGAGGCAGTTGAGGTTGCTACTCGGCTTAAATTAATTCCTCTAATAGTAGCTAAAAGAGTATTAAAGGTTATATTAACTCCTGCATATGTAGAAGTTGTAATATCTAAAAAATTACTAAATTTATTTAAAAAATCTACAATGTTATTTCTTTTATCTAAAATACTCTGTAATAAGGCTGGTTCAGGACATGTTCCATCTGTAGGAAGTTGATTTAAAAGATTATTTAAAGGAGCTTGTATTAAATTTTCATTCTCAGTAACTTTTTTTATTAAAAGTATAGCTAACTTTTGAACAGCAGTTTGTTTGTTAGGTACAGCATTTAATATAGTATTAATATCAATCCCAGCCATTATAATGTTTTACTTACTTGTGATTTAGTTGTAGTTTGAAGTTGGGTTCTTATAACAGCTAATTGAGGAGCTAATTGAGCCGCCGCTGGTGCTACTGCTAGTCCGGCTTGGGGAGTAACTGATTGAAGAGCTATAGCTAGAGCTTGTAACTGATTAACTAGATCTACTAAAATATTAATAGTAGTATCACCCTTAAGTACGGGTTCTACCGCGTTAATACCGCCTAATAACACGCTATTAGATTGAATCACCGACTGCGGTGAGTCAACATTAAAACCGTTTAAAGCGTTGATATTTACAGTTTTTATTGATGATAATAATATATGGTCCTCAGTAGAATTAAATACTAAACGACCCGAATTTAGGAGAAGTTGCCTACCAGCGTATTCATTTGGGGTAGTTGGAGGGTTAGAAGAATAGCTAGAGTAAGAAGTGCTTGAGGCCTCTAAAGGGATTTTTTGAGTACTAGTAAGATAAATAGAAGAATCATCATTATTAATATCTTCTATAGTTGGTATCCAACCTTCATCCGTTTGTACCCCTTGACCATTTCTAAGTATAGTGATTGGATCACCGTTTGTACCTATTGAAGACCATGTGTTTACAGAACCCGTAACAGTAGACCCAAAACGAATTGAGTTACCCCACCTACC